CACAAAAAATCAAAGAAACACCACAAAAAATCAAAGAAACACCACAAAAAATCAAAGAAACACCACAAAAAATCACACAAAAAACGTGGAAAATCACGTAGAAGACGTTAAATAAATGTATTAAAATTCAAAAGTAAGTTCATATTTAATATCATCATATAGTTCTTTTTTTAATCTATTTTTATTATCAATAATAATAGGTATATTAAGAAGTTTAGCAATATTTTGTAATTCACCGATTTTATATGATGACAAACAATTAATAGGTTTAAATGGATTAAAAACATGATAATATGTATCTGGATTAAAATCATATTTTACAGTGAAATATTTATAATTAGTAGCAATAATATAACCAGATACATTATTATTATTATTTCCAAAATAATATGCTATATTGTTTTTTAAAATAATAATAGTTATATTATTTAAAATATTAAGCATAAAAAAAAGTTCAGGTGTAATTTTATTACAAGAAAAGATCGCATTAATAAAATTTTTAGTAGTAAAAATTTTATACTTTTTCATATAGCCATTGGCATCATTTTTAGCTAAATTAATACTATTATTTTTAATAGCATGATATTTAGAGGACGTTGTTTCATTAAAATAATAAGATTGATTTAAGTTAATTACATTATCATCCAAAGATAAAAGGATACAGTGAAGTAAAAAATCTGTATTTTTATTGTAAAAATAATTATTATTTTTATTATTATTTTTATTATTATTATTATTATTATTATTATGAATAATAATAGTATTATTATTATTAAATGTTGATGTAAAATTTGAATCCATAAAAGGATATAAATTACATATTATATTAAAATGATTTTTATTATGAATCATACTAATAATATTTATGATAATATATTTAAATCATATTGTTGAGAATTATCAGTTGTAGAATTATCATTAATAAGATTTCTAAGAAGTTGTTTAGTTTTTTCAACTTCATTAAATGTAAATTCTTCAAGCTCTAATAATGATATAAATTGATTAATTATATTAAGTTGAGAAGAAGTTAACTCAGATATATTAATAAATGATCCATTTTTATTTTCACTAAAGGGAATATTATTTTTTATAATTAATTTTAAGAATTTTTCTTGATTAGATAAAGGCATATTTTCTAAATATTTTTTAATATCATTTAATGATGACATAATAATAATAATAATAATAATAAATAAGTATTTATTTTTAAGTTTTATTAACAAATTTACCAATAGCAGATATATATTTATCATATATTTCAAACCGAACACCTAAAATAGAAACATTTATGTTATCATTAATTGCTAACTTATTAAATTCTTCATTATCAATATGTAAATCTCTTGCGGCGAAAATAACAATAGGATTATTTTTTTTAGATACTATAGCTTTTACACCAGCTTTAGTGATATTTTCAATAGTACAGTTAATAATTTGTTCTTCTACAGGATAACATACTAATGCTTCAAAAGTAACATCATATATAATACTATCTTCAGCAATCAATCCAGTAGAATATTGTAAAATTTGTATAGAATCCTTTTGAATGAATCCATTATTAGAACATTTACCTTCAAATTCATCTTTAATCAAATTAGTAATAAATTGTTGAATATTATTAGAAAGTTTAGAAATAGGGATTTGACATCTTTTAGTAATAATAGATGTTTTAAAGTATTTATCCATTATAAATAATAATATATATATTTATTTATTTCAATTTTACTTTAAATGTATAAAAAATGTAGCAAAATAATTATTATAAAGTCTATTGGTTAGTATATGATTATGTGTATATTCATATAATGACCCATATAAAAATGGGGAATAATTAACAATAAAATTATCATTATCTAGAGTGTTATAAGAATTATCAACATGATAGTATTGATTTTCACTATATAAAAATCCATTTTGTTCTAAAGAAGATTTATTATTACTGATATCATTATAATTTATACTAGATCTATTAATAATGTTAATATAACCTTTAAAAGTAGAAAAGTCAACTGTTTTATTACTAAATTTATTTAAGAAAATAGTTTTATTTTCTTTAAAAGATATATTATCGAAACTAATATCTAAAACATTAGATTCAGTAGAATTAACATAAAAATTAACATAATTAAAATTATGTGGATAAATAGATGAAGTATTAATAAAAAGATATGTATCAGTGGATCTAGTATTACTAATTAAAATATAAGAAAATAAATAATTAGTATTATTAAATGTTTCTAAAACTTTAATAGCATCATGTAGAGCAGTATTAACAGTATAACGATTAGAAACACAATTAGTAGAATCAGCACTAGAAAGTTGATTTCTAAATCTACCGACACCACCAACTTGATTAATACAATAAATAGTTTTATCGTTAGAACTAGCTCTAACTAATTGTGATTGTCTAACACTATTAGATTTACCAATAGATGAAACGAGACCTTGTTTTTTATTTCCACCTGTATTTCTATTAGCGATTAAATTTTTACTTTTTGTGACAGTCATTATATAATTATTTGATATTTTTTAAAAACGATTGAACAGTTAAATGAGAAAATGTGTTAATAAACCAAATATTGTTATTTAATTTATTAAATTGACAAAATCTCATAAATATCTCTGAAAGAACACATATATCACTAATTTTAAGTTTATTATTATTAATATCTTTATTTTTAATAAAGTCGATATCGATTTTAAGTGCTGAAGTAAGTTCTTCTAAAACTATATATATTTTTTTAATATTTGCTTGATCGCACCTAAATCCTCTATCTTTTTTAATAGATATATTAAGAAATTTAAATAAATTAATTTTAGAACCAAATTCAATAAAGCCAATATATGAATTAGTGCTATTAGAAATAGAATTTTTAATATCAATAATATAATGTGAAAGATTTTCTCTATAAAAAGAAATTTCAGTAGGTGTAGCTATATTCCAAATATTATCTTTCAAAATGTATAGTAATAAACTGTTATTTTTATCTTGTAAGAAAATAGCTTTATAATCTAAATCATTATATGTAAAAGGAAACGTAGAAGAATTAAAATAATCAAAAATAAATGAAATAAATTCTTTTGGATATGAGGAGTCTGTATCTTTATTAGTATATATATAATTAAGTAATATAAGTTTATCATTTGTAGATAGAAAATCAATATAATGATGAATAATAATTTTTTTTAATATTATTATGTCATATTTTAAAAATATTAGATGTTGAATAATACGATTAGCAAGATAATGCCATTCATTATTAGAATAAGCATTTTTAATAAGTTTATTATATTCAGAAGGTGTATTTGTTAGTTTACTATTAAAAATAATTTCAAAATTAGTATAAATATTTTTTAAAATATCATTACTATTGAATGCTAAAGTATCATTTGTAGAAGTATTTGAGAAATTTGTAGGAAAATGGAAATTGATACTATTATGTTTATAATGTAAAGGATGAATTCTATCAAACATATTAACTTTATTATGTAAATTAGTAGGTTGAAAAATAATAAATTCTCCAAAAATTACTAAAATGCCAGGTATATTATAAGTATTATAAATAGTAATTTTATCATTAATCATTTTGTTTAAGGAATATTGTATAAGCATAATTGAATATTTATTTAAATATTCATAGAGTTTATTAAAAGTAATAACAATATTATTATGTGCGAAGTAATGTTTAATTTTATCTATAATAATATGTGAATTATTATCTAAATATGTATAATTAAATGTAGAGTAATCAATATCAGTATTTTCTATAGGAGTTTTCCAATTAGAATTATTTATACAATTATATTTACAGTCTTGATAAAAATCACAAAATAATGAATGTTTTTTGTCACCAATTTGATATTGAATAGTATTAAGATTACTAAGAATAATATTTAACTTAGTAGAAATATCTTGTTCTGTTAAGTTCATTTGTTTAAAATTAAGCATACAATCAACAGAATTTTGTTTTAATACTCGTGCTATTTTAGCAATTTTAATAGCTTTTTGTTCAGCGAGTCTATATAAATATAAATCTACAGACTCTTCATTAAAATCAGGTAAAATAGAACAGTGCATATAAATAGATACATTTCTTTTAGTAAAAGGTAATAATTTATGACTACACATTCTAACGCCTCTACCAATAATTTGTTCAATTCTATTTAAATTATACCAAGGTTCTAAAATATGAATTTGTCTAATATTTTTGAAGTCAATGCCTTCGGAACCAGCTTTAGAAATAAGGATAACTTTAATAATATCACCATTAATATTATCATTATTAATAGCAATTTTAATTTCATTATCATTATCAGGACTATATTTTTGATTACCAGAAATAATGATATATTTATTAGTTTTAACTGATTGTTTTTCTTTTTTATTTAATAAGGAGTTATTATTATATTTAGTGTAACCCATTTCTTCCAACATTAAAGCAATAGGAATAAGACCACCTTCAATAAATTGTGAATATATAAGTATAATACCATCAGAGTTAATAATAGAATTATAAATAGATTTTAATTTATGACTATATTGTTGTATGTTATCAGGATGAAAGAAATTTCCATATTGTTTAAGTGTAGTAGGTTTATATGAAAATTTATTATTATAATTATTCATTAATCTTAGTAATCCATTAGATCCAAAAAGAGAAGAAGTATTACGTAAGTCGTCAGTAGGAAAAGAGAAATTCAGAGCTTGTATAATAGGAGAAATTTGATCATACTTTAATAAATTTTGTTCTTCACTAATATATTTAGTTTTAAGAGATTTATATACATCATATTGTAAAGAATCAGTATCAATAAAATTTAGGTATAAATCAGTATATTTAATAATATATTTACTGTATATTTGTTTATTTGTAGGAGAAAATTTTGGATATTTATCTAAAAAATTATTAATATATGATAAAGAAGGTGTATGTAAATGTGGAAAAATTCTAAATGGAAATGAATATGGATTTTCACCTCTAACATATGAAACATAGCCTCTAGAAATTTCAATAAATTTTTCAATACCAGTTTCTTCGCCAGTATCAGAATCTGTTTTAAATTCTCCATTATCATTAAAAATTGTATTTTGTTTAATTTCAGGTCTATTATCGTTAAGATGCATTAAATTAAGCATCCATATAATTTCTTCATGATTATTAAACATAGGAGTAGCAGTTAAAAAAATAAGTTTTAAATATTTAACTTTTTCAACAAGTAATTTAAATTGTTTAGCTACATATGTAGAGAGTTTATCACTAGTATTTTTCATATTATGAATTTCATCAATGATAATAAGTCTATTATTAAATTCATTTTTTAAATAATTAGTAGAATTTAATGTATCAAGGGTTTCTTTTTGTATTAATTTTTTAATATAGTTAGCAAATTCAATATATCCCATAAATAAATATGTACTGTTAATAAATCTATTAACAGAGTTGATAATAGTATCTTTAGTAATAGAATCTGATTTATTAGAAGGAAACAATTCATTAATAATAGTATTACCAATACATGAATTAGGCATAGACCATGTATTATTATTATTAATTAATTTAGTAGGATCAAATAGCTGAAGTTTAAAGTTATCTTGTACATTTGGAGAAGCAACAATAATAATACGTTTTTTAAAACCAATTTGCTTAAATCCTTTTCTTACTTCTTCGGCCATATTTATTGCTGAGCAAGTTTTTCCGCTACCTAAACCATGATATAATAATAAACTATTATAGGGTGTATTAGAAGATAGAAAGTTTTTAACAAATAATTGATGATTAGTAAGTTCAAAATCAGAATTACATATTTTATTGAATTCACTATCTATATCTGATGTAATATTAATATTATACTGGAAATCATTGAATTCTTTTTTAGCATGTATTTTTAAATTAAATAATGGATCATCATATGATGGATATAATCCAGACATTATATATATATATTTAAATAATATTAAGAATTTATTATTATTTAAATTTAAATAATAATAATTCAGTTATGAGTTATTGTCCAAAAATAATTAAAATAGATAGTAAAAAATTTTATACAACACAACCATACTCTCCTAGATTAGAAAATACAATATTTTCATTAACAAAAAAAGAATTATTAAGTAAAGTAAAATATCAATCTCAAGTAGTATATGACTTTTTGAAAGATGTTGATGAAAATAGGACATTGTTAGATATATATAATAATTTATCAAATGAACATATTCCAGTAGGTAGACGTGCTAAAATAAAACATTGGTTAGAATTACATGGTGCTTTATTTTATTCATTAAATATACTACCTGACTATAAATGGGTATCACCTGTAGGACAAGGAAGTTTTAGTTTAGCATATTTATTAAAAAATAGACATAAGGAAGATGAACTACGTGTAATAAAAATATCAAAAAATAGAATTATTAAAGAACAAGATAGGCTATTATTTAATAGGGAAATAATAATATTAAAGAAATTATGTCATCCTTACATAATAAAGTTATTTTATCATTCTATATTAGAAAATGAAAAATTTGTATATTTAACAGACTATTGTAATCTAGGTGGATTAGATGAAATGTTAAAAGAAGTAGCTGATTTAACAATAGGAATAAGATATA